ACTGGCTCGCAATCGTCGTCACTCTGGGGCGCGGGCGGTGCCCACACCTCGTCTGGAACGCCGAGCACAGAAATCGGCAAGGCCTCGCACGGTGGGGCGTATGGCCTTTGGGTGTTTGATTCTAAAATTACTGGTTCTGCATATGCTTCTGAAAAATCAACAACAGGATCGTTAGCGGCCATTTGGTATGTTGATAGCGGCGACCTTGGTCTTAAGGGGAAATCATCATTCCACAACGCCGCCGGGTCGGCCATACAATTCAAGAATTATGCTCAAGCTGAGCCGATCGCTTCGGACTCTAGCGGCGGCTTTACAGTTGTTATTACTGCTAGTAATACTGCCGCTGTTGAAGTTTCGTTTAATTTTGATACTAGTAGCGACAAGTATATTAGAAAGGTGTTTAACACCAATCCAACATTGGTTCAAACCAACACTAGCCTCGTGCCGGCTGCCTCACAAGAACTTTATTGGCTTGGTGAGACCTATGCCAATGTGTTTGCGAATAATATCGAAACAACTTGTACGTCCTCTATTTTTACCAATGGAATATTCACCAAGGACACCAAGCCCGAGGACACCAACGAACTAGACAATACATATTGGGGAATTATTACCAATATCGCCACCGGCGTCGCTGGCGGCACGAACTTGCAACACGCCAACCAAAAAAGAGCCTTCACCGACCCAAAAACAGGCTGGTTTATCTCGCAGGATCTTACAGCCCAATCTGCAACGGGAAGTTTTGATCCAAGAGACAAGAATAAGCTCTTTAGACTGTGTGCTCTAGGTCATGGTGAGTGGGTACAAAGGAATTTAAAGGTTAGTATTCAAAACATTAAAGCGCCCTCAAATGACTTTGTGAAACATCCGACTTTTGATGTTGTTTTAAGAAATATTGCTGATCATGATAAGTCTAAACAAGTTATTGAAAAGTTTAGTAATTGTAATTTAAATCCAAGATCAGCAGATTTTATTGCTAATAAAATTGGCACGCAATATTATGAGTTTGATACAGCTAGGAGAGCGCTCACGCTCAAGGGTGCTTTTGCAAATAAATCGAATTATGTTCGTGTTGAACTTGATCCAACTGTAGAGGCTGGAACGGCTAATGAGGAATTTGTTCCTTTTGGTGTTTTCGGTCCTGTCAAGTATCGGGATTTCCATGCCGTCGAGGTTCTGCGCGGCGCCTCCGATGCGCAGATTCTTGAGATGAACACAACTTCTTCTGCTGTGCCAGCAACGGCTGATTTAGAGGCCAACGTCTGGCCTTTCTCCATTGCCGGCCCAGCCAATTCATCGCAAATATTCCTAGAGAATTTTTTGACAGAAGAAACTTATGTTACAAGCTCTCACGGCCACCTAAATTACAAGTTTATGTTCCCAGAGATTAGGCTAAGACAAACCTCCGATCAAGACGGAATTCAGGATACTTCTAAGGTTAACTTTGGTGTATGGACTGGCAAGTCAGACTCATCTACCGCCTTTAATAATGATATTCTTGATTTAGTCCGTCCCCCGTCTGCAGACATTTCAGAAATCCATGCTCCTGCACTGGCGAATCTCTTCTTAGACTATCAATACGTTTTTACTCTTGATGATATTATATACGACGGCGGCGACGAAAGATACGAGTATTCAGTTAATAGTCGCAGGGGCGACGAGCTTGACGGTGGCACCACCGCCGGCAATTCTATCACCGCTGAAGGTACGGGCTGGACGAGTCTCTTAGATCACGTTTCTGGAGGGATCTCGGCCTTTACAACTGTCTTCCATGGCGGCACCGATGGTTGGGATATCACTGAAAAGAACCCAATCAGGAATAGGTTCCATGATGGTACTACTGAAAAAGCGAATTATGCTTATAACACAATAAAGCAAGCAATTGATTCTGTGAAAGATCCGGAGTTCGTAGAGTATAATTTAATTACTATTCCCGGCATCACCAATAACGGCCTTACAAGTCACTTGCTCGATATGACTGAAGATCGTGCCGATGCATTGGCCATTATTGACTTGGAGGGTGATTTTGAACCTTCGCACGAGGGCGGATCCTCCGGAGGTGCTGTCACTTATGGCACCGTTGCCACAACCATTAGTAATTTAAAAGACAGGGTCATTAACAATAGCTATGGTTGTGCTTATTATCCTTACGTTCAGGTTAGGGATTCTATAACTGGTGATTTAGTCTATATGCCGCCCTCGGTCTTGGCTTTGGGGGCCATGTCTTATACTGATAAGGTCAAAGCTCCTTGGTTCGCCCCAGCGGGCTTCAACCGTGGCGGTTTATCAACCGGCCTTGCAGGCTTACCCGTTGTGGGGGTAACTGATAAACTCTCCTCTGCGGATCGCGATAAGCTTTATGATGTTAACGTTAACCCAATTGCGAGCTTCCCAAGCGAGGGTATTGTAATCTTTGGCCAAAAGACCTTGCAGGTTACTAGAAGTGCGCTTGATAGAATTAATGTTAGACGATTGCTTCTCTTTGTTAAGAAAGGTATTTCTAGAATTTCTAATGAATTACTATTTGAGCCAAACGTACAAGAGACTTGGGATAGATTTATTTCAAGAGCCAATCCTTTCTTGGCGGATGTGAAGGCTCGGTTTGGCTTGACTGATTATAAATTGGTTTTAGATAAAACAACCACAACGCCAGATTTAATCGACCAAAACATTATGTATGCCAAGGTTTTCTTAAAGCCGACCAGAGCAATTGAATTTATTGCAGTTGACTTCATAATTACTAATACAGGGGCTTCATTCGAAGACTAACAGGAGATTTATAAATGGGACAGCCAACTAGTTTACCACCGTGGCAGGCCGCCGGAATCGAGCCTAAAAGAAAATTTAAATATATTTTGATTCTTGGCGATGTTCCAGCTTGGGTTGTGAGAACTGCCGGAAGACCAAATATCACTGTTTCTGAGGGCGGCAAACACAACTTTTTGGGACATGAGTTCAAGTTTCCCGGCAGAGTCACTTGGGATAATATTGAAGTTTCTCTCGTTGATCCAATTGACTTTGACGCTTCCAGAAGATTATTAAATATTATTAACACCGCTGGCTATAGATCTCCCTCCACGTGGGCCGGCGATAATAATAATCATCGTTTTTCTATTTCAAAGAAGAAGTTTGTCAATGGCAATCTGGGTACCATCCAAGTTCAGGTTTTAAACGCCGATGGCGTCGTTGCAGAAACTTGGACCCTAAACAATGCTTGGATTACCAAGGTTACTCATGATGATTTAGACTACTCTTCAGAAGAACTGTTAAATCTAAATCTTACAATTGTGTATGATTGGGCAGATCTAGAAGTAAATCAAGACTTAATAACAATTGGTTAAAATTTTCTAAGCTACACCTAATTACTTTAGATGTTTTGGGGAAGTGCTTTAGGTGTAACGAGATATGGAGTCTTAGCTGGCTCTGAAGAAGCCCTTGTGGGTCAAGATGGCGGCCGTCCGAGATCTTTGATCACTCATGAGGGTGTTTTACAAGCTACTCATAGATTTTTTTTAGAATTGAGGGGCATTGATGTTGCTTACATTATAAATGTTGATCGGCCTTCTTATCGAGTAACAACACAAGACAACAAACTTTTAAATTGGACTTTCTCAACTCCGATCAGCGTAACTTGGGACCCGGTTAATTTTACTATAAGAGAAATATTTGATGGCTATTCCCTTACAACTGTTCTGGGTTATTTTTATAATAAGCTGACAGATCTTTCTTGGGATCCTCCGACTGATGTTAATACTGCTTTTTTTAAAGATTTAGCTAAATTACAGTTAACAGAAGCTTTGGGACCTGTTAAAATAAAGTCATTAAATGCCAGTGGAGAAATTGTTGAAACTTGGGAATTACATGGGGCGTATATAACTTCTATGAAGCCTTCGCAGTTAAGCTATGAACAAGACAGCTTGACAAATATTTCTGTTAGTGTGAAATATGATTTCGCAACACTTGAAGTCGCTGAATCCGCAGCAGCTTCGGGAGACGCTTTCGCCGCTTGGAAATAGGATTGAGACCAATATCAACAAAGTTTAGAAATTAATAAGAGTTAAAATGAATCAACAAGATACACCGCAGATTGATCCGAATCTGCTTAATATGATGGCCAGTGCACAGAGCCAACAATCAAATAGTCTTTACACGGTGCCCACCATGCTAGTGGATTTACCGTCTAGGGGGCTGCTTTATTCGGAAGATCACCCCCTTTATGGAAAAGAAACTGTAGAAATAAAATACATGACCACAAAAGAAGAAGACATATTATTGAACTCTTCTTATATCGAGAAGGGTGTTGTTTTGGACCGGCTTCTTGAAAGCGTCATTCTTGACAAAAGAGTTAAAGTTGAATCTTTGTTGGCCGGCGACAAGGCAGCATTACAAATTGCTTGTAGAGTAAATGCTTATGGTGAAAAATATGAGTTTAATTATGCTTGTAGCTCTTGTGCTGAAAAAAATCCAACCTCAGTAGATTTAAATAAACTTAGCCACTCTGATATTGATTTTGAAAAAATTAAATCAGATGGCGGAATTTTAATTAAACTCCCCGTTTCAAAAAAGGCCATTAAGGCTAGAATTTTGACTGGGGGAGATGAAGAGAAAATTTTAGAAAGAATTAAACAAAAGAAGAAACACGGCTTTTCAGAACAATTTATAATTGAAAGATATCGACAAATTTTTGAATCTATAGATGGTGATCAAGACCCGATGTTTATTGCCTCTTTTGTGCAGAATATGTCAATCCGAGATTCAAGATATTTTATGAAAGAATACTCAAGAATGCTTCCCGCAGTGGATTTTGTTTTTAGTGATACTTGTAGTGAGTGTGGCCATGAGAACAAAGGAGGTATCCCTGTTGGGTTGAGCTTTTTTTACCCTGAATAATGAATATAGTGCGTCTGTATATAAGACGTTCCTCGTCTTAATGAAGAATTTTAATTGGTCTTTTACTGAACTATATTGCATACCAGTTTCTTTAAGAAGGTGGATTTTTGAAAGATCGGCAGAGATGATAGAAAAAGACGACCCCTAACTATTTACAATATGGCTGATAAACCCAAAAAAGCAGAAGAATCAGCAGGGTTAGATCTTGGCGAAGATCTAGTAGATATCTCAAACGAGGCAGATACGGCTAATGCGGCCATGACCGGATGGCTAGAGACGCTTGAAGGCGTCCTCACTAGTGTAAATGCGCTTTCTTTTGCATTAAAACAGTCAGGCGCCGTCTTTGGCGACACCCTTACAAATATATCGAGCTTGAATGAGCGGCTTGTGAGATCAACATCCAATACGGATGCTTTAAGAGGATCTAATAAGGCACTATTAGATGAATTATATAAGCTTTCTAAAGAATCTAGAAAATACGGCATTAGCATTAACGACAATTATAAATTTGTTGGCCGATTTAGTCAACAAAATGTTAAATTGCTGGATATTTATAAGAAAAATAAAGTTGAGCTTGCGGGCTTTGCTGGTCGTATGCAGGCACTAAAGGTTCCTTTGGAGACTTCTAGCGCCATGGTCGGGGACCTCACTAGTAAGCTTGATCTGA